CCATTATCTTCTATCCACGATGTAATATTTCTTGTAGACGGTGCACCGAGAGGTGCAAAGGGAGACGGAGGTTCGCTTGATATATATGTCAAGTGGTACTCTCTGGATTGTCCAGTGCCTTCGTATTGAATTGTAACAGCCCTCTTATCTGTAGTACTAGTCATACCATTCATGAACCAGCTGTTGAAACTGGTGTTTTCTTTATAACCAAAATCTGCCATGGCGCTGTTGCCTAAATCGTCTTGGCTGAAGCTCCATGTTTCTCTTAACAAAGTACCCGTGCCGTATTCTTTGAAATAACTTAAAAATCTAGAAGGAGAATTATAGTTTAAATTATTTTCCATTAACAAAGTATTTTGATTTAAATAATACGCTGGGAGGTTTGTCTGCCTAGTTCCGGTCATTATACCTAACGGTTCATTTGCACCTCTTGCAGGAAGGAAAGTTAATGTACTCATATCATACGGTGTGCTCAATTGGCCTATATGTAGTGTATTGCCTGTGCTCCACCCTTTGATAAAATAAAAATAAGATCCTGCCGGATCGCCGTTTGGAAACACACCACCATTTAACTCTTCATTCCATGCCATTCCTATCATCGATTGCCCGCCATGGACATCACTTAAAGTGTGACTAACTACAGTCTCTGTTGATAGTGTGCTTAAATCAAAACCTGTACTCATAGTTCTTGTTCTAAAATTCCAATCTTGTATGTCATTGCAGTAAACTACTTTTGTTCCGTCATCGGTGATATAACCGCCAAAGAATTCACTTGAAGTATCTGATTGCGTAGGTGTTGAAGACATAGTAGTCAAGTCGTAGCCTGTGCTCAATGTATATTTAAATAGTCCGCTGCCAGTGCCTCTGCTGCCAACTATTAATTCAGTACCGTTACTATTAAATTTTAATAATGTTAATGTGGTACTAAAAAAACTAGTTCCTTTGCCGCCAAAACTAGATGTTTGTGTGGGTGTCGAATTAATTGATGTAATATCCCATGCAGTATTAAGAGTATATTTTTTAATATAATTTCGTAATGAATCAACTTTAGCTGTTAAAATAGTTGTACTATCAATATATATTGTATGTGTTCCTATATCAGACTGACTAGCCACGACATGTTGTTGTTGTGATTCAAATAGTCCTTGGTTATGTTGCAGCCAGTCGGGATCTCCATCAGTAGTGCCTGCAAAAATTCTAAAATTAGATTGATAATACTGTCGGCTGGCGTTGGCAGAGGAAGATGCAAGAAATCCTCTATTGTTTGGCATAACACTAGGATTGTAAATGATCTCTCCGAGGCCGTCAGGCCCTACACTCTTTAATCCAGTAGCTTCTAAGCCATGTAGTCGAGGTCCTTTACCGATACTTGGATACTCGATAGTAGAAATTTTATATAGTCTTGGATTAACACTTGTATTATTAATAGTAACCGATACTGATGTTGCTAAAACATTGCCTGGAGTATTTTGAATGTACGTTTTTAGTTCTACTGTAAAAGTTTCTGCATCATCATCAAAGCTACTAGCGTCTGCGGTAGGAGTAATTGTAAAAGAAGCAGCATTACTGTTAATAGTTATTACTCCATCTGTGTCATCTAGCTCACCTTGATTACTTGCTTCCCAGTATAGATCGGTTCCATCAGATACATTAGTTGTAGTCACATTGAACGTTAATGCACTTCCTTCATCGATATTGTTAGCTGTTGGAACAATTGCATAAGTGCTATTGTATCCGGTTGAGCCAGATGCTGCCATGAGCATTTTGGTTATAATCATGACATTGCGTCTCCAGCTTGAAATCCGAACCAAGATGTACCGTTGTATGTAGTAAACACATAAATATCCAGATCTCCATTATTTGGCACATCAGGCTGAACACCGCCAGACCATAATACACTAGACGGCCAAGTAATGTTAAAAGTTGGATTACTTGTGCTCCTAGCTAGATATAATGTAAAAGATTCAACTCCAGATGAATATCCTTGAAATATGAAAGTTATACTGCCGGTTGCTGTTATAAAAATATGGTTTGCACTACTAGTATCTAGAAGCTTTGTTGATGTAGCAGGGCCTTCGTTGCTAAAAAGTTCAGTTACATTAGACTTTAAATTAATATTGCCTGTACCGTTTGCAGTAATGTCAATATTGCCATTAGTTGATGAAGTAGTAATATCATATGTTTGCACGTCAAGGTTACCACCTAACTGTGGCGATGTATCACTTACAACATCGCCGCCGCCATCTGTAATTCCATATCCGGCAAGTGTTGTTGGTGTTCCTGTTAGATCAGAAAATGCAACACTTGTAAGATAGTTACTATCGTTTGTCCACTGGCTAATGTTACCACTTTTATTTATTAATGTATCAGTTGAACTTGGTGTAAATATAATGTCACTTGTTAATGCAAAGGTTCCTGGTGTTCCACCTGGTATACTATGAGTGTTAATTGTGCCTAAACTTGTAATATCATATGTTTGTGCGTCAAGGTTACCACCTAATTGTGGAGTAATGTCGGCAACTACACTAGCAATTCCTTTTGTTGTCCAAATGTAATCGCCGGTGTTACTGTTTAAAGTTGGATCCCAACCTAGAACGTCACCTGAGCCTGCAGTACCAGTATTTAAATGCGCATCTACACTTGCATCTGCATATCCTCCGCCTCCGCCTCCGGAAATATCAGAAAGTAAGGCATAGGTACCTCCGCTACCTGTAGGAAGAGTGTGTCCGTTTAGACTACCAGTAATTGTAACACCATCGTTGCTGGTTGCTAATCGTTCATTATTGTCATAGTATAATGTACTTGCTGAACTATTAAACTGAGCAAATTTACTTCCACCTGAAGATTGGACAATAGTTGTAGAGGATATAATTTTTGTTGTACCAGAGCCGTCGCCAGCTCCTGTATCTTTTATAATACTATCAGTGCCATCATGAAATATTTCAAAATCTGCCGATGCACCTAATGCTAGTTTGCCATTATCAGCAAAGGTAATACTACTGCCATTTGCAACAGGTGTTGTGATAAATCCTGCATCATTAGTTAGATCGCTATTATTAAGTCCTGATATGCCTGTAATGTAACCGCTATCATTGTTTAACTGGCTTATATTTTCGCCATTTATACTAGTAAGATAGCTGCTCAAGTCAGGCGGTGTATATTGAAATTGTCCATTTACATTATTATAAGACACACCGCCGGAACCACTTGCTGTTGCAGTAGCAGTAAAACTTAAACTATTTAATTGTATGTAACCTGGGTTACTAAAATTAACAGTAATGTTGCCTTCTATATCACTAGTTGTTGATATAGAAGTTCCGCCGTTGATAGTAAATGTTTCACCTCGAGAAATACTACGACTTGAAGAATCGTCTGCTGTAATGTTAAAAACATTATCTTCAATACGACTAAACCTATCTATAACTGTAGTTGCAAAATTTGGATCGTCTCCTAATGCTGCTGCTAGTTCATTTAACGTATTTAATGCACCAGGAGCACTATCAATTACATTAGCAATAGCACTATCAATATTTGCTTGATTAACTCCATCAGTAATACCAAATCCTGCTAAAGTTGTGGGCTTGCTTGTTAAATCGGCAAAAGCCACACTAGTTAAATAACTACTCAAATCAGGCGGAGTGTAATCAAATTCACCAGTAGTGTTGTCATAAGATAACGCTGCTGTTCCTACTGCATTTGTTGTTACACTAATCCCTGTTAAATTAATATAGTTAGCATCATTTGTAAATACACTTACATTTGTAGGAACTCCTGTAAGACTACTAAATGCAAAATCTTGTGTAAACCCATTTGTGATTGTTATACTATCGGTTGCATCATCGGTTGAGATAGAGATGTTTGTTCCAGCTACTAAAGTGATTGTATCTGTTTTACTATCTGCATCAATACTTGTTTGCCCAGAAACTGCAAAGGTACTAAAGGCATTTTGATTTATCTCGCCGCTTGCTTGACTAGCTGCAAGTTGATCCCAGCCTACACTAGTATATCCTTCAAATAAATTAAGTGTATTATTATATCTTAAAGAACCTAAAGTAGGAGAACTATCACGCTCTGCTGTACTACCAATTGGAATTTGTACAGAACCACTTACACTTGTGCGCGGTGCAATAGCATCAAGATTATCATCCATTTCTGTATAGGTTAATGCTGAACCTTTAGTAGAACGTTTTGTTACAGCCATTATGTTTGTTCTCCGTTATCATTGTAGTATTTACCCACATATGAATTTAGAGAATTTCCAACTACACCAGGATTGTCTTCAATGTAATCAAATATTGTATATTCAAAAAGTTCTTTTTCAGCTTCGGTTAATGCTGTATTAAACACATAGGTTTGTGCTATCAAACTTGTTTTAATTACTGGATCGGTCTCTGCTGCAATTTGAGCTAGTAAACTAGCATAGTTTGGATTTGCCATTATTCATTTACCAACACAGACGCAACACCGTTGAGAGCTGAGTTTGCTGGAAAACTACCATGTCCTCCTGTAGCATCTCCTGATCTATGTACAAGTTTTCCTCCTACATAAACATCTGGACTAGTTCCTACAACAGGATCTCCGCATGACGTAGCATCGCCTTCAGTTATAACATTTCCTATTCCGGCGAATACACTAGTCTGCGATGCTACATATTTTGTTTGGTGGAAAGGATTTGGAGTAGGACTTGCGTGTCCTACATGTTTATATTTGTCAGTAACTAACTGAGGCATTTATACTCCTAGGCCATTTGAATGCCTGTGGTGCTAGTCATATATTGTTTGGCCATCTCTGGTTCTGTTTTGCACACAAACATCACTGTACTCTTATTTATCGGTACTTTTGCATCCTGTGCAATAGTAAATGCAAATGGTGCTAGGCCCATTCCTTGCTGTGTTGCCATTAGTGCAAGAGGCTTGCTAACTGTAATAGTTTTGTCGTTTTCTTCAACAAAACGTGCAACAACTTCGTCGCCGCTGGTTGTTTTAATTGTAATTGTATCGTTGGTTTTGTATGGTGCTTCAATAATCATTTGTATCCAAATCTTTCTTTTGTTTTTTTAAACTTATTTTGTATGTATTCTAAGTGTTCATCACTTATTTCTAAATCTGGGTAGTTGTAATGGTTTCCTGGGCCGTCTTTTGCATTAAATTTAGTAGTACTTAATAATGTCTTGAGAAACGGATTCTTACTTTTTGTACCTAGTCTTACTATTTCCATATCATCGGTATATTCATCGCCAATATCGTGTACACAGTGTCGAAAGAAAGCAGAATCATGTGCCTGTGGTGATGCTGGTTTTCTATCAAAATCGCTAAGTTTTACATTATCATATTGTTTTACTAAATTCATATGCACATCAAATGTGTATTCAGTTATTAGTTTAGAAGGCAGATGTCGATTATTTACAAAATATTGGGTCCTGTCAAAATTGTGATTCCAATGCCTCCAGTAGTGCCAGTAACCACTAATAAATCTTTCTATTGGATCGCGAACTAAAATATACATTGGCTTTCTGTTTGGAGTGCGCCTCATATATTCTTTTACACTAGTTCTTCCTGCTGCTGGATAAGCCGAATCATGCTCACACCAAACATAGTCTTTTGACACTGTATGTCGCAACATAGTAGTGCCACACTTGTTAAAGAAAAACAGTACGCCAGTATCGTTATACAAAAAAGCCATTTATTTTTTACGTTTTTTAGTAATCTTTGTTGCTCTTTTTGCAGCAACCTTTATTTTAGTTTTTGTTGCTCGAGGTTTTCGAAGTGCCATTACAAACTGTATCCTGTTCCGTTATATCCAGTATCTTCTAAGTATTTTACAAATTCATCATAGCCGCCAACTGCCTTGCCGCCTACTATGATTTGAGGGAATGTTTTAGCATTTGGAAATACTTCAAAAACTTGTTCTCTAGTAAAGTCTACGTTTAATTGTTTGTAGGTGTATTCGTACTGCCGTGTTTCGCATAGATTTTTTGCTCTGTTGCAAAACACACAATTCTCTTTACCCCACACCTCAATCATAAACTAAAGCCTTTGAATGTATCTGCTTCAACATCTTGCTTTGTACCACCTGAAACATAACTTGTAATCTCTGTTTCTTGTGGAGCAACTTGTACATCTGCACCTGAGATCCATTTCTGTGTCCACGGCAATGGGTTGTTCTTTACACTATAAGGCGACTTTAGATTTACGTTAGTCATTCTACGTGTACAGATCCATTCAATATACTGTCCTAATAGTTCAGTATTCAAACCAATCATTGAGCCGTCTTTGAACAAGTACTGTGCCCATTGCTTCTCTTGATCAACTGCATCTACAAACATCTGAATACATTCTTCTTCAGTTTCTTTTGCAATCTTAGCATAGTCTGGATCATCTGTTTTAAGAATCTTTAGTAGCATCTGTGTACTTGCTAAGTGTAAGTTTTCATCACGTGCGATTAGTTTGATAATCTTAGCATTGCCTTCCATTTTCTTTAGTTCAGCAAACGCCCAACTACATGCAAAGCTCACATAGAAACGAACACCTTCAAGAATGTTAACACTCATTAATGTAAGCCACAAGTTCTTTTTTAGTTCGTACAAGTCTACAGTAATCTTCTTACCATTGACTGTGTGAGTGCCTTCGCCTAACAAGTTGTACCACATGCTCTGCTCAATCAAGTCGTCATAGTACTTTGAGATATCTCCAGCACAATCTACAATCTCTTCAATGTCCATTAGTTCATCAAAGATTTTGCTAGGGTTGCTGTACACGTTACGAATAATATGTGTATAACTACGTGAGTGAATTGTTTCACTGAATGTCCATGTTTGGATCCAGTTCTCAATCTCGGGTAAACTTACAATAGGAGCAAATGCTTCTACTGGTGCTCTACCTTGTACACTATCAAGTAGGATCTGACGCTTCAAATTACTTGTAAAGATATGACGTTCGTGGTCAGTAAGTGCTTTAAAGTCTTTGCTGTCTTTGGTTACATCAACTTCTTCTGGTCGCCAAAAGAAACCAAGTTGCTTATCAGTTAGCCCGTCAAAGCTCTTATATTTTAATGTATCGTAACGTTGGATAGTCGGACCGCCCGACGGATCCAAAAACGCTAGAACCTTTGTGTGATCAGTTTTGTTTGTTGTATCAAAAACGCTCATGTGTGTATCCTTTTTTTAAGTTATAGCATACGTTTTCTAGTTTGTCAACTAGATAACGCAGGTTTCGCAATATTCGTCTTCGACGTCAGCTGATTCAAGTTCTGGTAGAGCTTCGGTGCCCATCATTTTGTTGATGTCTACTTCGCCCTGTCCATCGTGTGTGTTAAAATAGTATAATTGCTTACCACCGTATTTATAAAACATTAGTACATGTTGTAGCATTGTACTCATTGGAATCTTTTCATCATCATAAAATACAGGATTGTAACTTGTGTTTACACTGATGCCTTGATCAATATACTTCTGTAACACTGCCATAATTTTTAAGTAACCTTCTGGAGATTGCTGATCCCACAGTAGGTCGTACTTGTTCTTTAGACGTTTGTACTCCGGTACAACCTGTTTAAGAACACCATGCTTTGATTGCTTTACACTAATCAAACTACGTGGAGGCTCAATGCCGTTGGTTGCATTAGCAATCTGCGCACTTGTTTCACTTGGCATGAGTGCCATTAGTGTTGAGTTACGAATACCAGTTTCCTTTAACTGCGCACGTAGTCCGTCCCAATCTTGGCGTTCAACGTGCGGTATTAGCTCGTCTAAGTCTTTCTTATATGTTTGGTTAGGTGTAATACCATGTCCATACTTTGTTTCCATGTTGCCACTTGGAGCGCCGTGCTCTACTGCTAGGTCAGCACTTGCTTTAATTAGATAATAACTCCATGCTTCTGCATACTCGTCTACCATTGCTAAACCTTCAGCATCGATATTTTGATAATCAAGGCCATTCTTGGCTAACCAGTATGCAAAGTTAATAATACCAACACCCAAAGGACGGCGTTTCTCTGTACTTAACTGTGCTGCCAAGATAGGATAATGTTGATAACTCAATAGAGCATCTAGTCCACGCACTGCAAGTTTTGCTACACGTTCAAAGTCTGCAGGAGATTTAATATTGCCCCAATTGATTGCACTTAGTGTACACAAACTAATTTCGCCATCAGGATCATCAAAGCTCTTTAGCGGCTTTGTTGGCAAGTCAATCTCTGCACACAGATTACTCTGTCTAATAGGTGCAACCTCTGGTAAGAAGCTGCCGTGGTCGTTAGCATTGTCTACATTCTGCAAGTAGATACGTCCTGTGTTTTTGCGCTCTTCCATAAAGCTACCAAACAATTGTGCTGCCGGAATGGTTTTCTTACGTAGTCTTGTATTGCGTTCTGCTGTTTCATAAAGTTCACGGAACCTATCTTGATCGGCAAAGAACGCATCATACAATCCCGGTACATCACTAGGCGAGAAAAGAGTTATATCGCCGCCTGTAACAAGTCTTTCATACATTAGT